CCGAAAGACATGCAATACTCTTTTACCGCTTCCTGCCCCAGAAAGGTCTCCGTAAATGCCGGCTGCAACAGATTCAGGTCTTCATACTGTACCCCTCCGCCGCTCGGGTCTTTGGAGATCGTCAGGGTCGGAATATAAGCTGATTCGCTTACAGCCTCCGTGGTTATGGTGTCAATCACGTTATCAGAATTATACTTAAGTTGTATTTCACCTTTGCAGTCTGTCAGAAGTTCTTCCACCGTTTCCACCGTAAAAGGCGGCGCCGGAAATGTTATGGACTCAATCATTTCGTAAATATGAGAAAAATACCCTTCTTCCTCGAAGTTCCTGATGTCCGGCTCTTCGAGCATATACCGCACTTCAAAATCATAACTGGCCGGAGAGACATTCGACTGCGCCGGATAAAAATAAAGTATTTTCTCCAACATGGCGATTCTATCACCGGCAACGCCGTCTTTTTTCGTCAGGTCATCATATGCATATGTCACTGCAGCACTGCACCAGATCGCCGCTTTTATGTTTTTACGCGAGTTTGGATTCGCATCTTCCAATTCATGTTTGTACATGGTTTTTCCGCTGACAGTGACTTTCGTCCATATCCCGGATAATGCACATGTGTTATAGTGCCCAATATGGTATGTCACCGTTTTATCCAGCAGGTTCATTTCATCTGACAAATAACTGAAGTTTCCGCTTGTACGGTTCGCCCATATTGGATCTGCATACATGCTGTAGAGTTGGGGCGAATCATAATCAAAAGGTTCCGGCCTGACCTCAATATCTCCCGGGTTTAATGCTGCAAGTGTACTTACCCTAGATACATGATTCTGGTCAAACGGATTCGTAGGCGGAACAAAAGGCCCACCATGACTATAGTACCCTGTTCCCTGAAATGCGCTTCTAAACTCACTCGTATTACCATCACCATCTGTAATGGTAATCCCTACTGCGCCTACAAAATCCCGAAGTGTACTTCGCATATCCTTCAGCGATGGCTCTTTATCCACCGTCTGACTGAGCCCGGCATAATACTTAAATTCAAGCAGATTATCCTGAAACGGCATGTGCGCCGCCAGCGATATCTTAGCCGTGCTGCTTTTCTTGACCGCTTCCGTGCCTGAATACGTCAGTGATATCTGAATCAGCTTCTTCCCGTCCGCTATGTACAGCTTATCCTTAAACTGCCACGACCGGCTCCGCACATCGTTCATTCTGCTGTAGATCAGATCCGCTTCATGATACAGACGCTCTCCGGCATGAATGAAATACTCATCATCGTCTCCCCTGACACAATGGCACCCGTTAATCTTAAGAGGCTTGCCGCTTTCATCCTTATACTCGCTTATCGTCCGCCAGCCCATGGACTTGCGCACTTTTCCCGGTACGTCACGGACCATATTTACAGCATTGGGACTTTTCTTAATATCTACTGTCGTGGGAGAGTTTGTAAAATCAACCCCGAGAAATTCATCTACCGTCAACACACTCCGCTTTGGACTGGCCGGTGTTTTAAAAGAAACTGCCATGGTTTATATCCACCCGCTTTCACTGACAAACCGTTCTGCCGTAGGCGTCCTTGGCGCATTCCTGAGCCGTTCCAGCGCCACCTCAAACTCATTACGGTATGTCGTCGCAATCCCTGCATCATCATCTTTGTATAACTGGGAAGCCATGTACAGTGGCAGAAGCGTCGCCACCTCGTCGTCTATGGAAAGCTCTGCTTCATCTTCCGTATCCGCCGTGATCTTCTGGGGATAGGCCTTATAATAAATCCGGTAATTCCCGACAGTCTCCCGATCCAGTACCAGTACCTTATTACCTTCCTGAAAATAATCTGTCGTCTGTGTATAGCGGATCTCCTGACCCTCGAAATATATGTTCCCCGTA